TGCACGCCACGCCTGCGTGTCCACCTGCCGCATCCCGTCGGCAGAAAAAATGACCTGTGCTTCCTGAACTGTCACAGCCATTATTTTGCGTCCTGTTTCTGCCAGATGTCTTCAGGGCACCACATTCCCGCCCACGTCAATGCCTGGTACATCGTCAGTGTGCCGATCTGCTCCGGCGTCCATCCGTACCGCTCGGACATATTCCGAAAGATCGTCGCCCACGGAACTGTCCGACGTGACGGCAGATTGACACCCCCGCCACCGGGTGATTTCAGTTTCCCAGCTCTGGCCGTTCCTCTGCCTTGTGCAGCGCGTGAATGATGGCCTTGATATCGTTGAACCACTCGACGAAGTCGCAGCCCAACTGAATGCCGCGTTCAATCGGCAGCGAAGGCGGAAACTCCTCCGGATGATGCACGGACAACGCCCGCCAAACGGAATACCCGATCCCGCGCAACGATTCGTCAAACCGTTCCTCGTCCTGCAGTGTGGCAATCAAAGGACGTGCTGCCACGTCTGCTGCAATCCTGAATGCAGTTTGCCGCTGTGCAGGATCTTTGATTTCCTCCAATCCTGCATAGGGGCTGCCCATACGCTGCAGGATGGCCTGTTCTTTGAGCGCGTGATCGGCCAGCGTCCGAACCGCCAGCCGATACACGCGCCCGTCTTTTGTCAGTTCGATGGCCCGTCGGCCAATCAGATTAAACAACCCGTCCGCCACGGTTTCTACTCCTCAGAAAATGGTCATGCAATGATGTCAAACGCTGTGCCAGACTTCGACGGTGCGCCCTGTCCGTCGAATGCGTAATCAATCGCCACCGGGTCTCCGCTGTCAGCGTCAAACGTGATCGGCCCCACCTCAGTGATGACGATGGTGCCGCTGATGTAGTCGTCTGAGTCTGCGTGGAACTGCGCCGCCACTTCGTCACCGCGTGCCAGTGGCTGCGCCCCGCCAGCGTGCAGCATGATGGTGACAGTGCCGGACCACTCACCCACGCCAACCGTGGTCTTGCGCCAGCCGCCTGTGCTGTTCGTGGCGTACTTTGCAGACGCTCCGCCGATGGTCAACTCCCACTTTCCAGTGTGGTCAACCTCGGTCGGAGATGCCCCTGTTTTGAACGTCATGGACTTGCCGGTAAACGGTGTTCCTGCGGGCATTTTATTTGCTCCTTATTACGGTTTTGCGGTTGCTGAATAGAGAATACCAATTTTCAAATTCGTGGCTGTTGTGGCCACACCCAGGATTGTCACGAAGTCCCCTGCAGCCAGATCGGCATAAGGTGCAATTCCTCCAGCGTTCACACTGCAGACATAGACCTGCCCGACGGTGAAAGCCGAATTGAATGTCAGGTTTCCACCGTAGCAGTATTGCAACGGCTGGCCGTCGCTCGCCCCGTGCAATGCAATCCCAATGGCCTTGGACGATGCCAGGACATCCGCATCGCAGGGTTTCAGTTTGTTGCTGGCCGTTGTGTCTGCGTACACCGGCTGGCCGGCTGTCACCGTCCCGCCGGCGGTGCCGTATCCAATCAGGCTGGTGGCAGTCTTCACCACGCTCGCCGCTGTCACCGAAACGTCTGCCATGTCTTAGACTCCCACGTGCATCAGATCGAACTGAACCGCCGTCGTCCAGACGCCTGTTGCGTCGTCCTGTGTTGTTGTCATCTGCCCTGACGGCTTTGCGGTCGCAATCTCCACCGCGCTGCCTGTGTATCCCTGATTCTGCCAACTGCTGACGGCCTGCTGCGCGATGGCTTTGCTGCGGTCGTAATCAATCGACATGCAGCCCAGCGTCAACGATGTCCGCCAGCCCTGACTGCTGTTTGTCCGCCAGGCTGGCTCACTCACCGCATCGAACACGACCAGATCATCAAAATACCCATCATCATCCGCGTCATCATCCAGCGTCTCAGCGTACTGATCGACACTGGCCACCAGCCTGTCAACCGGGACAAGGTCGCACAGTGCAGCCGTAGCGGCCCACCATTCGCCTATTGCCCGATCAATGCCAGTCTCTGCCATTATCTCACCGTCGCCTTTTTCTTGCCCGCCTGTGGCCTCAGTTGCTGCTTCAGCGTGTTCCCGATTTCAGCCCCAAACATGTTCAAATTATTTTCCACTGCCGGCTTCAGGAATGGCCTTGCCTTGCCGTCCTGCCTGAACTCCCACATGGCCATGTAGCCAGCCACCTTTTTGTCCACGTATGTCCTCGCCTGTGGCTTCTTGCCCTTCATTCTCAACTCAGCCGTGATGGACTTCCGGCCCTTCCCTGTCCGCATCTTTGGAGGCTCGCCCGGCTTGCTGGCCCCACTGCCTTCCTTGAAGTCTCCAAACGCCGCTCCGGATGTGTCCGCATCACCCGACAACGTCACCCGATTGAATTCCCGCTCCCTCGCCCTCTGATCCCGTCGTGCCTGTGTCGCTGCCTTCTTCTGCTGCCGTCGCCTGTCCCTCAGTGCCCGCTTTGTCCGTGTCACAAACTGCTTAGCGGCCTTGCGTGCTTTGCGTGCCTGCTTGACCGCTCGCCGTGTTTGTTTTGCCGTCCGTTTGGTTGCCCTGATTGCCGCTCTGCGTGCCCGCTTTGCGGTCTTCCGGCCAGCCCTTGCCAGTGTGTTGCTGGCCAGAAACTTTTCGGTCCTTCGCGTGACTCGCTGGATTCGTTTTCGCGCGGCCTTGACTCGCTTTGCCACGGCCTTATTGGCCTTGGCTCGGAGTTTTGCCACCGCACTCTTACGCTTCCGCCGTGCCACCGTTTGCGGCCTCCTGTTTCAGTCTCGCCCTTTCCTTCAGCTCAGCTCGTTTCTGTCGTGCTCGTGCGTTCTTCCGGTCCCGTTCCTCTCGGCTCGGTCCCGTGAATTTTCGACTAACCATCTGCTGTGCAATTGACCTGCACAGCTTCGCCGCACGCTCAAGGCTTTTGCCGGTCGCTGTCTCCAGTGACCGCATCAGCTCCGGCCTTCGGTCAACCTTTTTGATCCTCACACTCATGTGTCACACCGGCTGCAAATCAGATACGGCAGATCCACCCGATTGAACTGGTTTTCCAGTCGCTCAATCCGATACGCCTCCCCGTCTGCATTTGTCACCGTGTCGGCAACGTTGACATCTCTGAGGCTCTGCAATATGCAGTAGTATTCCCCGACCATCGCACGGCGTTTTCCGGCCTGTGTCGCGGATATCTCGGCACTTGACAGGAACCACTTCGCCCGGATCTGTGCCACCTCGGAATCAACAAACTGCCGCTCAGCCTTCGCCGGCCCTGTGGCTGTCCGTCGCTGCTTCAATAACACAAACTCAGTCAACTGCAGGTGACAATAAGACCGCTGCAAAGCCGTCTCTGCAGGATCTGTGAACATCACCACCCACGTCGTTGTCACGTTGCCCCGCTTGACTCTAAACGTGTCCCCTGCAGTCACTTGCGTGGTACTGGCTGGCGTCCATATATGTGCCCTCCTGATCGTCTGCCGTTCGGGCTGTTCAATCAGTCGCACAGTACGCGGAATGACCACGTTTGCGGAATTCGTCCACGCAGCCTGCTCACCGAGTTCATCGGTGTTCATGATCGCGCAAACGTCTTCCGCAAAATGGTCTCTCAGGCTCATCGTGCGCGGCTCGGCTGAGGTGTGGTTGTGGCGGATTCTTCCAGCGTGATGAACTCACGACTGGCGAGATTCTGCACCATGACATCATCCACTTCGTTGACGGTCAGCGTGATCGGCTTCCCGTCTGCCACTTCCAGAAATGCACCCGTGGAAAGCCGGCTGCGGAAGTGTCGTTTGTTGGTGTCCTTATGACGGCCTTCAGCCGCCTTCCCGAGTCCGATTCGATATGTTGGCATTGTCCAAATCCTCCCGCCTAAAAGATGCTGCCACCGCATGGCGGATGCAGTGGCAGCCGCCGGCAGCCGTCGCTGCCGGCGTTGCTCAAATCACACCGCCGTCATCAGGTCGTCAGCGTGCAAAGAATGCTGGTCCACCATGCGAAGTATCCCACGTTGTAGCGGGCCTCGGTCATGAACTTCACGTCCTTCGTTTCGAGGTCGTCAATGCCCTTCATCATTCGCGTCAACGGCTCGCGCCGCTGGAACACGAACGGCTTCACGGCCTCGCCGGTCTTGAACAGGTACAGCTTGACATCACTGGTCAGGTACGGGCTGGAAACGATGTTCGGACGATCGACAACAACGTTGCTGCTGTTGCTGATCAATTCCGATTCGAGCGCGTCATACACCAGATCCCGCAAGGCCAGCGGAACCAGCAACGTCAGGTCATTCAAGCGGCCAACCGTCGGGCGGTTGTACAACTTGCCTTGGTCGTTTTTGAACGCCAGCATCGACCGGATCATCTTCCGGATTGCGGTCTTGATTTCCGCAACGGTCGGTGCAGTTGTGCTCACCACAGTGCTGGTGATGTCGTTCGACTGGGTGCCGCTGCTGCCCCAAACGTGGTCAGTATCGAAGAAAAACTGCCCGTCAAAACAGGTCGTGCTTTCGCCCTGTTCGAGCACAGAAAACCACAGCTCATCAGGATGATGCGCGGCCTCAATGCCCAACTGCTCAAGAACCGGACCGTACTGTCCAAGGTTGTCGTCAGCCAGGTCGGTTTTCTTGATCAGCAGAGACGATTCCCAGTGCTTGTTTTCAAGCACAAAATTCGCCGCACGCAGTTCAGAAAACTGACGCTCGCCCAACCACTCACGCATCCCCGGCATGTTGCCGATCCATCCGTACTTCTCGGATGTTCGCACGCTGGATGCGTCGTAGCAGACAGTCGGGTAAAACGGAGTTGCTGCGGAAACCCGGTTGTCAAACTTCGCGGTCAGGTCTCGCAGCTTGACCTGTGCTGATGCAATATCAATCGCCATTGTGAACCCCTTTCAGGTCAAGGCAAATCAGCCGAGAACGTCAATCATGACATCCATCTGAGTTGCGGAAACGTAATTGACAGCCCGACCGATTCGGGATGCGTTTGTGCTGGTTGCAGTCGTCGTGAAATTGTCCGTTGCATAGATCAAATCGCCCGCAGTGCCCTGCGTGAAGCTCGATCCGGTCAAACGGAAAACACCCTCGGTCCACAGCTCCACGACCTTGTCACCGGCACTGCCGCCGCTGTTGTCGCACTGCTGATACACGATGCCCGCGAATGCGTTCGCCCCGGCGTTGTCGTCAGTGGTGACGAATCCCGTCGAAGCATCCCAAAATGCAATCGTGTTCTGATACAGGTTCACTGCTGCTGCCTTGCACTGCACGATATCGCCAGCGTCCTGCATCAACACAACCTGATTTGCTGAAACTGCCATCGGTCAATTCTCCTTACTTCTGAAGTGGTTCCAGCCCGTCATCGATTCGACGGCTGCGGATGTACTGATCTTCTGAAACGCTCAGAAGGTGCTTGTGCTGCGCAAACTCCGCCCGGTACTTTGCGTTCGGGTCTGCCGGCGGTTCGGGTGCTGCATCCAGCACACTGCCCCGCTTGCCCATCAGATCCTTCAACGCCGCTTGTGTTTCCTCGACACTGAATCCAGCGTCCACAAACGTGTTGAATTTGTCCCCGCATCCGGCCAGGTCGCACAGTGCTCGGATCTTTTTGCAGCGGTCCCGCTCGACCTGTGCCAGGTCTGCGGTGCTGCTTGTTACAACTTCCGGCACAACATCAACGGCAGACAGATCGGCAACCGGCTGTGTTTCCACTGCTGGCTGTTCGGGCTGTTCAGGCGTCTCTGCAGGTGCCTGCGGCTCGGTGTCTTCAGCCATCGGCTGCTCTCCCTTGCTTGCAAAATAGCGGTCCAGAAATGCTGCAATGCGGCCCCGGACCACGTCGGGCTGTGCATCGCCAAAATATGTACTCAGCAGGGCAGTTGCCTGTGCTGGAAGGTCTCGCAAATCGGCCTCAAGCGAGAACATGCCGCCGCGTGTGGCTGCAGGATCGTCAACCACGTCACCGGCTTTGATTGCTGCGAACCGCATCGGCCACATGCCCCGCTCGCCCTTTGGCTTCGCATCGTTCGCAGCCTGAAACGCCTGCAGATCTCCCTGGTCAAGCTTCGTCGCCAGACTTACACCAAACGATTCCGGGTCAGACTCCGCCAGATCCATCACGTAGTTCCCCAGGTCGCCTTGCGGACTGGTGAACGCAGCGTCTGCAATGTGCAAATCTCCGCGCAGTGTGTCGCCGTCAATCCGCAGATTCTTCCAGCGTCCCAGATAGCTGCCCATGCCATCGGCAGACATGTTCGGATGAGTGAATCGCGCTTTCAGTCCGTTCGGGCTGCGTGTGCTCAAGCTCAAGGCCTGATCCAATGTCTTAGCGTCCACGGTCCACGGTCGCACCTCCGCATCATTCAGGTTTCCCACCTGCATCAGCGATGCGCCGAAAATCACGTTGGCCTTGCGGTCAACTCTGACCGGCGGTGCCGGAAGTCGATCGGTGCGGAACATGCCGGGATCTGTCAGCGTTTGAATTGTCTTCATTGCTTGTCTCTCGCTTCCATCTGCCGCTTGACTTTGCTGCTCCAGGCTTTGCCCGGGTCTCCGCCCCACAACGCCCACGCGATGCGGCCTGCGCTCGGATAGCCCGGCTCGCCGGGTGAAAATCCTTCGCCCTGTTTGTCAACTTCGTGGCGTGCAAAGAATGAGACCATCCGCCCAATCGTGCTTGGACTCATGGCCTTGCCATTGCTCAGGTCTCGAGCGCGTGCAATACCCACCGGAGTGCCACCGCGCTTGAATTCACGCCGCCACTCAAGGCCCTGTTTGGCTTCCGCTCGCACGCCTGCCGGCGGTCTGAAGTCGATGCCCGTGTATTTCTTCGCCACGGCCAGCGTGGCCACACCGTAATCCGCTCCGCTGTCCTGTTCGTCGTCGTCCGGATCGTCTGGCATGTCGGGCTGGTCTAACTCCAGATCCGCACGATACGCTGCCATGCGTGCCTCCATGTCGGCCTTCGCCCGCTGCTCACGCTCGATCTGCTGCAAGGTCTCATCGAAGTCGCGACCACGACTCGCAAGACTTTCGGTCTGCGTCGTCAGGCCTGATTCAATCGCCAGAATATCGGCCTGCACTTCCTTCTGTGGGTCAACCCACGGCCAGCCCGGCGGAATCCACTGGTGCTGTAAAAAGTGCTCGCGGTGCTCTTCGTACTTCACCGGATCGACCGGCAAAACGCCCTGCACCACAGCCCTGTCAATGAACCGCGCCCACACCTTG